AGGTAGGTTTGCGATCAGCCCGCTGAGCCCGGCTTTTGCCTAGCGACAGAAAAAATTTTTTGGGAACGTTTCAATCAGGTTGTAACAAGGCTTTAAGTGAAATAATCGCGTTTCATTCCCAAAACGGGCCTAAATCATTCCCATTTCGAGCGAGGGGGCGTTTAAGTGCCAAGGGCAAAGAAGCAGGATAGGGATTTGAGGGCAGAGAAGGTAACATGGTCGGAAGCCGCGGCTTTTCTGAATTTGTCGAGACAGTCCTTCTTCCGCCTCGTTGAGAGTGGCATTATCCCGAAGGCTGCCGACGGTGAGTACATCCTTGGAGACATCACGGACGCCTACTGGCGCAACCAGTTTGATTCCGAGGGGCTGACGGCGGCCCGGACGCGCCTCGTCACGGCCCAGGCGGAACTGGCCGAGGCGCAGTTAGCGGAGGAGCGCGGCGAACTGCACCGGGCCTCCGCCGTGGTGAAGGTCTGGACCGACAACGTGTCCAACGCCCGGACGCGGCTTTTGGCTATCCCCTCGAAGGTTGGGCCGGAGCTCGTGGGGCAGAACTTGACGGAGATACAGGCCAGATTAAAAGAGGCAATCTACGAGGCCTTGAAGGAGCTAGCGGACTATGACGCCGGACGAATCACGCGCGCAGCGGCTTCTCTCAGACAATAGCAGCGTGTGGCTTCCGCCTCCCGATTTGACCGTCTCGCAGTGGGCTGACCGGGAGAGGCGTATCCCGCCGGAGGCCAGCGCGGAGCCGGGGACATGGCGCACCAGCCGCGCGGAGTATCAGCGGGCCGTGATGGACGCGGTGAGCGATCCTGTAACGGAGCGTATCGTCATGATGACCTCGGCGCAGATCGGCAAGACGGAGATACTTTTGAACGTCATCGGCTACTTCATCGACCAGGAACCTTCGCCCATCCTAAAGCTGGACCCGACTCTGGAGATGGGGCAGGCGTTCAGCAAGGACCGCCTCGCGCCCATGATACGCGACACCCCGGCGCTTCAGGGGAAGATAAAGGACCCACGTGCGAGGGACAGCGGAAACACTCTGCTTCATAAGACCTTCACGGGCGGCCACATCACCATAGCCGGGGCGAACTCCCCCGCGTCGCTGGCATCGCGGCCTATCCGCGTACTGCTGTGTGACGAGGTGGACCGTTATCCCGTCTCGGCGGGGACGGAGGGCGACCCGCTCTCCCTGGCCATGAAGAGGACGCAGAATTTCTGGAACCGGCGCGTTATATGGGTATCGACGCCCACGCTATTGGGGATTTCGCGTATAGAGAAAGCCTACAACGCCAGCAGCCGGGAGGAGTGGTGCGTCCCCTGTCCGTCCTGCGGGGAGTATCAGCCCTACGCATGGGAACGTATTATATGGAAGGACAGGTCGGAGCCGGTCATGAAGTGCGCCAAATGCGGCGCGGAACACGGCGAACTCGACTGGAAAGCCGGACAGGAACGCGGCGTATGGGTTGCCGCGAACCCCGATGAGCGAAAGACGCGGGGATTCCATCTCAACGCCTTTGCCTCCCCCTGGGCGACATGGAAAGGGCTGATTGAACAGTATCAAGAGGCTCTCCGCAACGGTGAGGAGGAGCTGAAAGTCTGGTGGAACACCGTGCTTGGCTTGCCGTGGGAAAATCAGGAGGGGACCATCGAGGCCGAGACGATGGAGAGCCACCGCGAGGAGTACGCGGCGGAATTGCCCGACGGCGTTTTGGTCCTGACCTGCGGCGTGGACACTCAGGATGACCGATTGGAGGCCGAGGTCGTTGGCTGGGGACTGGGGAAGGAGAGCTGGGGGATCGAGTACCGCGTCTTCTACGGCGATCCGGGACAAAAAGAGGTCTGGAACGCGCTTGATGATTTTCTCTCCAAGTCCTGGCGGTATAGCGACGGGGAAGGGCTCACGTTGAGCTGCGTCTGTATCGACTCCGCCGGGCACTTCACGGATGAGGTTTACCGCTTCGTCAAGCCGAGGGCCCGGAGAAATATCTTCGCCATTGTGGGACGGGGCCGCGCCGGTATGCCCAGCGTCAGCAAGCCCAGCCGGAATAACCGTCGTCACGTCGCGCTGTTCACCCTGGGCGTCACGACCATCAAGGGGGCTCTCTTCTCCCGCCTGAAGGTGGAGAGGCCGGGGCCGGGATACTGCCACTTTCCGATGGAGCCCAAGACGGGACATCGGGGCTACGACGAGCCCTATTTCAAGGGGCTGTTGTCCGAGCGGATGGTGGTGAAGCGGGTGCATGGGCGGGAAACCGTCACTTGGGAGCCCAGATCGGCGGGCATTCGTAACGAGCCGTTAGACACGAGAGTTTACGCAACGGGGGCGCTGGAATTGTACAATCCCAATCTTGAAATGCACGCTCAACGCAGAGGCAAAAAGGCGGGGAAACGGGCTCAGACAAGGCCGCCGGAGGTGCAAAAAACGCCGGAGAGACGACGGGAGGCGCCGGAAGTTGAGGAAAAAACGCCACCGATGGAGCCGCAAGCCGCTCCCCAGGTGTCGGAATCGCGGCGAAGGACACCCCGCCGTGGCGGGATAAGACTGCTCCGGGCGGGGATGAGGTTTTAATCCATCGCGGGGCGTTTTTGACGGGTGCTATAATGGCCGCAGAGGTGAGCGGAATGGTTCAGGCTATGGAGCAAATTCAAATTGACCGGAATATCAAAGAGCGGGTTACGCCGTTGTTGTCAGAGTTGGGGTTGGACGTATCCGGGGCGGTAAACATTTTTCTGCATCAGTGTCTTCTTCGCGGCGGCCTGCCTTTTGAGGTTGAGTTGCCGCGTTTCAGCGCGGAGACGATTGAGGCGATGGAGGAAGCAAGGCGCATTTCCCGTGATCCTAATGTCAAAGGCTACGCGACCGTGGAAGAATTGAAAAAGGCTCTTGAAGAATGACCTACGAACTCAAATTCACCTCGGCGTATAAGCGGGCCTATAAGCGTCTCAAAAAGCGCGGCGCGGATTTGTCGCTTTTGGATGAGGTCATCGCCGTACTCCAGAACGGCGGGAAACTTGACCCCAAGTATCGCGACCATGAATTGATAGGGCAGTTCCGGGGATTCCGGGAGTGCCATATTAAACCAGATTGGCTGTTGATCTATCTGATTGACCAGGGCGTTTTAACCTTAACGCTTGTTGACACAGGCACACATTCAGAGATTTTAGGTCTATGAAACCTCGCCCCCCTTCGCGGGGCTTTTTTCATGCCTGAAAGGGGAGAATCTTTTGCCGGATGAAGTCAGTAAAATTGCGGGGGGGGGGGGTAACGCTCCCCAGCCCGTTACCCAGCGCGGCGACCTGTGGATATGCGGCGCTCACCGTGTCCTGTGCGGCGACGCCACGAACCGGGCGGATGTTGAGCGGCTTCTTGACGGAGAACGCGCCAATCTCGTTTTGACCGATCCGCCGTATGGAACAAATAAGAGAACGCAGAAGAAAAACGGCGAAATTGGCGGCGGTGGCTATGGCAAAGGGCTCAGAGATGGCGGCTGGAAATTTAAGAGATCAGCGCGCCCATACGCGCCTATCCTCGGCGACAACTCCACGGACGCCGCGCGGCTGAATTGGGAAATTGTGAAGGACGTATCAGACAATCAGATCATCTGGGGCGGGAATTTCTTCGCGGACTTCCTACCAGCCTCCCGGTGCTGGCTCGTCTGGGACAAGCAGAACGGCGCAACGGATTTCGCGGACGCGGAGCTGGCCTGGACTTCGTTTGATAAGCCTGTGCGCCTCTATCGCTTCCTCTGGAACGGAGTTTGCCACAGGGGGAGCCACGTCCTCAACCCGGTTCCCCGCGTCCATCCCACGCAGAAGCCGGTGGAGCTTCACATGGAAATCCTGAATGTTTACGGCGAGGCGGGCGATATTGTCCTTGACTGTTTCGGCGGCAGTGGAACAACGCTTATCGCGGCGGAGCAAAGCTGGATGAAGTGCCGCATGATGGAACTTAGCAAAGCATATGTGGACATCATTGTGGGCAGATGGGAGAAGCTGACCGGCGGGAAGGCTGAACTGGTAAGAGATTGATTTTCCTCTTGACTTTTCGCCTTGCATTTAGTATCATATAGACACAGCGAAGGGGACCCCCGACGCGAGTTTGAGCGGCAAGGGCAAGGAGGGAGGAAAAATGATCGATATGACCGACAAGCAGTTTGATTTTTTGATGGTAACGCTTGAAGGGCGTATCCTCGACAGGCTGAAAAGCTGCAAGACCGTCGAGGAAGCCATGGAGAAGGTCAAAGAGGCCTTCACTGAGGCAAAAGAAAACGACCTCCGCTGAGTCAGAGCGAAGGTCAAAGGCAAAAGGTAACAAAAGGGCGGTCCCCTTGCCACCGCCCTTATTCTAGCACATAGCATGGAATAAGGGGGAAGTTTGGTTATGGCAAAGATGGGGCGTCCGCCCGTGGAGACACCCAAGAGGAATTTCACGATAAGAATGGAGCCGGAGCTTGTAAAGAGCATCGAGCAGATAGCGGCGACACAAGGTGTATCCGCGTCAAAGGTAATTCGTCTTGCGGTGTTGGAGTACATTGAGCGCCAGTCCCGACAAGACGGCGCGACAAGCAGTTGAACAGTTGAAATAGGATTAGCGTTAAGGCCCCTCCCCGCGAGGGGCTTTTTTGATGGGAAGGAGGCGCGGCAGCGGTGGCGGACAGCGAAAAATTAGCGGTGGCGAAAGCCCGTCTCGCGCTCTACTACAAGGCGGAAAAGGCCATTTTGAGCGGCCAGAGCTACGAGATCGAGGGCTTGAAACTGACGCGGGCCGACCTGGGCAAGGTGCAGGACATGATCGCGACGCTGGAGAACAAGGTGGAGCGTCTCAGCGCCAAACCAAGGCCGCGCCGCCGCGTCATAGTCCCGGTGGACGGATGGGGGTCCATCCCCAATGGGCGGTGATTTTTTGTCTAAACGAAAAAAACAAGTTACGGGCAAGTTAAGCGCGGACGTCAAGAACTCAGGCTATTCCCATCACGGCGCAAGCTGGACAAGCCCCGCCACGGCGGGATGGTACGTACTCAGCAAATCGCCAGCCGAGGACATCAGCGCGAACCTTGAGCTCCTGCGTACCCGGTCGCGGGATTTATACGCCGGGGGCGGCCCACTGGGGCGCGGCGCGGTTGACCGTTTGCTGCTCAACTCCGTGGGGCCGGGGCTCACGCTGAACTGCCGCATTGACGCGGCGACGCTCGGCATGACGGACGACGAGGCGCGGGAGTGGGAACAGAACACAGAGCGCGAGTTCTTCTTTTGGGCGGAGTCCAAAAACTGCGACATAGCCCGGACAATGAACTTCGCGGAGCTTCAAAACCTCTGCTTCCGTTCGGTGCTACTGAACGGCGACGCGCTGGTGATACTGCCCATGCGGAAAGTGCGCGGCTTTCCCTACGACCTGCGCGTTTCCCTGATTGAGGGCGACAGGCTGTGCGTCCCGTCCCCGCGTCCGCCGGGCGTGGTCATCGACGAGGGCGTGGAGCTGAACGAGGAGGGCGTCCCCGTGGCCTACCACATCGCCAACCGCCACCCATTGGCGGAGCAGGAGCGTCTGCCGCGATTGACCTACACGCGCGTCCCGGCGTTTGGGGCGCGGACGGGCAGGCGGAACGTCCTGCATCTGTTTCAGGCGGAGCGCATCGGCCAGCACAGGGGTATTCCTTTCCTCGCGCCGGTGATTGAGGTCTTGAAGCAGTTGGGTCGCTACTCCGACGCGGAGCTTATGGCCGCCATCGTCGGAGGGATGTATGCGCTGTTCTTCACGCATAACGTCAACGAGGGCGAGCCCGGCGAGGAGGATTCCGCGCTTCCCGCCGAGGATGAGGGCGCGATTGCCGGTCTGCCGCGCTCCATGCAGGAGATGTACGGCATGGTGGCGGAATTGGGGCCTGGCGTCGAGCCAAAACAGATCGCGCCGAACCGTCCCAATCAGGCGTTTGACGCCTTTGTGAAAGCCATGACGCGGCAGATCGGAAGCGCGTTGGGCGTTCCGGCGGAGGTGCTTTTCCTGAACTTTGAATCGTCCTACTCCGCCAGTCGGGGCGCGCTGCTGGAGGCGTGGAAGCTGTTTCGCTACTGGCGTTCCTGGTGGGCGGACAATTTCTGCCAGCCCATCTATTATGAGTGGCTTTGCGAGGCCATTTTGAAGGGCCGCGTTCACGCGCCGGGATTCTTCGAGGACCCCATGATCGCTTACGCCTATTCCTGGGCTGAGTGGACTGGCCCGTCTCAGGGGCAGCTTGACCCGGTGAAGGAGGTCAAGGCGGCGGTGCTGCGCGTCGAAAACGGCTTCTCGACCCGCCAGCGCGAGACGGCGGAATTGACCGGCGGGGATTGGGAGTTGAACCACCGCCAGCTTATCAAGGAAGAGGCCATGCGCCGCGAGGCCGGGTTCACCGCGACGGCGGCGGAGGACATTGACGAGAACGAGGGGAGCGGATTCAATGTGGAAGATAACGAATAAGGGCGAAGCGGACGCCGAGATTCTTTTGTATGACGTTATCGGCGGATACGATGATAACTGGGAGTATCAGGGCGCGAAGAACCTCATTGAGAAGATTAAGGCCCTGGGCGACGTGAAGAACATCACGCTCCGTATCAACAGCATCGGCGGGGATGTGTTCGAGGCCCAGGCCATGTACAGCTATCTGAGGTCGCATTCGGCGAACGTGACGGTCCGCGTGGACGGTCTCGCGGCCAGTGCCGCCAGCCTGGTCGCGATGGCCGGAAACAAGGTCATCATGCCGGAAAACGCGCTCATGATGATCCACAACCCGGCCGGCTTCGCGATGGGCGAGGCGGAGGATATGCGCGACACGGCGGACATTCTCGACAAGGTGCGGGACGCGATAGCCGCCGCCTACGTCCAGAAAACCGGCATGGAGCGCGACAAGATCATCGCCATGATGGACGAGGAAACCTGGATGACCGCGCAGGAGGCTCATGATTTTGGCTTCTGTGACGAGATCGACGGCGCGGTGGAGATTGCGGCAATGGCCGGACGCGGCGGCGGGATGTTCTGTCGTTCTGCTTTGGGCTCCGCACGGCTCTCCCCGTCTGTCGTGGCGACATTGCCGGAGAATTTCAGGAAAACGATTCCCCCAAAGGAGGATGAAGAGATGAACATTGAGAACGTGGCGGATTTGGAGAAGGGTTTCCCCGGCCTTGTCGCGGAAATCCGAAATGCGGCGACATTGGCAGAACGCGAGAGGCTGAAGGAATTGGACGCTCTGGCCATGCCGGGCGGCGAGGCAGTCATTGCCAAGGCCAAGTACGAGGAGCCAAGGGACGCGCGGGATATTGCACTGGAACTGCTCCACGCGGTTCAGAACAACGCGGCTCTGAACGCGCGATATCAGGACGCAGGGGCGGTTGATCCCGCTCTGGGGCCTCAGGGCGCGGCGAAGGCAAAACAGGAAGAAGTTGTTGACATGATTTCCAAAAACATTAACTCTATGAGGGGGTATAAGTAATGGCTGATCCTGTGGTTCAGACGCCTGTGACGGTGGAGCTTATCAGCACGGGGCCGGTTGTACCTCCGCCCGATATGCTGATTGTCGGGCCGAAGGGCGCGGTTCATACGGACATTGTGAAGGTTGCGGCTGAGGGAACTTTCAAGCGCGGAACGCTGATTATGCTGCTGACGGGCGGGTATGCCCCCGGCACAAAAGAGGGGCTGACAACGGCGGAGAACTTCGCCATTCTCGCCGACGACGTGACGATTGGCGAGAATGAGTATGCGGAGACGGCGGCCTATTTTGAGGGCGATTTCAACGAGGACGCGGTGATTCTCCCCTGGGTGGGCGAGGACGACGACCGTTCCTTGGAGCTGGAGGCGGCGCGGGAGCCGCTTCGTAAAGCAAAGATTTTCCTGCGGAAAGTTCACGACTAGGAGGCGATAGACCATGCAGGACTATTACGAGCCCAAGACGCTGCGCGGCGTCATCAAGAAGACGCTACCGCTTCGGACGTTCTTCAAGACGCGATTTTTTAACAATCCTGTCACGTTCCCGACGGAGACGGTGAGCTTTGAGTTTCAGGAGGGCAAGCGTCGTCTCGCCCCTTTCGTCAATCCGCGCCTGGGGTCTGAATCTATCATGCGGGATGGCTATGAGGTCAGGACGTATCAGACGCCGCTTGTTGCGCCGAATCGCCCCATCACCCTGGATACGCTTATGCGGAAAGGGCTGGGCGAGTTGCCCTACAACAGCGGAGTGACGCCGGAGGAACGCGCCGCGAAGATCGCCGCGCAGGACATTCTCGACCTTCAGGACACCATCTGGCGGCGCGAGGAGCAGATGTGCGCCCGCGTGAAACAGGACGGAAAGCTCATTATCAAGGGCCGTGGCGTGAATCAGACGGTGGACTATGGTTTTAATAACATCGTCACCCTGGCCGCGGCCAAGCGATGGACGCCCACGTTTGATATTCTGGGTCAGCTCTCCGAATTTGCCGACGAGCTTCACAAGGATGGCGTGAACCCCGATATGCTCATTCTGGGCCGGGACGCGGCAAAAGCGCTGCTGGACAATGAGAAAATCCAAAAGCTGTTGGATAACCGCCGCATTGAGCTTGGCGAGATTCACCCATCTGAGCTTGAAAACGGCGTGACCTACCTTGGCCGCCTGATTTCCATCGGCGTGGCTTTGGAACTTTACACCTATGACGAATGGGTGCCGGATGAGAACGACCTTGACGCGGACGGGAGACCGAAGCTGAAGCCGATTGTTGACCCGGAGACGGTCATCATGCAGAGTTCGCGGGAGCGAAACTCCATGCTGTACGGCGCGGTGACGCTTATCGACAACAAGGATTTTGTCACCTACATGGAGGAATATGTGCCGTATTCCTGGTTCACGCAGGACCCGCCGCAGAAGTTTTTATCCATTCGGTCGCGGCCCTTGCCCATGCCGCATGACCTGAAGAGCTGGATCGTGCTGAAGGGCGTCGTCACGGGAGGTTAAATCATGAGCATCCTATTGCGACGGGGGATGTTGCTGGCGGATAAGCTCTACAGGCCGGGCGACATCCTCCCAGACATAGAGGAAGCGCGTATTTTAGCAAGACGAGGCGACGCGGAGGTTATTGAGGAGCCTGCCGCGCCAGTCCAGAAGACAGCGAAACCGGCAAAAACGAAGCCTACGCCAGAGCCGAAGCCGGACAATCAGGAGCCGGGTAACGCAGATGGAGCAGAAAATTCTTGACATCTATGGGCGCGAGGAGACGTTTTTAGAACAGGTGGCCCATGACCTGGACGACGGGGCGGTGTGGTTCAACCCGGAGGAGTTTGGGCGCTTCCACGACATCAACGGCTCAAAAATCCTCTCCGTGTTCGCGGGTGACAACAGGACGCAAAAGTTGGACATAAAAATTGGAAGCAGCGAGAACCCCGAAGGCGTTTACAAAAGCCGAGGGGTTCTTTTCGTTCGCGCTCAGGAGATCGAGGACGTGAAAGCCAACCAGCCCATGCGTCTGGACGGGCGGCTCTATACCGTCGCCGAGGCGCGACTCCTCCAGGATCAGGTCTGGCGTATCGTGCTGGAGGCGAATGAGTCATGAATATCACGGTATCCGCTGCGGGGCTGGAGCGAGCCAATAACGCCCTGTGCCATATCAAAGGCGCGTTCCCGAAAGCCGTCTCGCTGGCCACGAACCGAACGCTTGAAGGGCTCCGCACGGATGCGGTTTCGGAGACAAAATCGCGCTACTTCGTGAAAGCCGGGGATGTCCGCAAGACGCTCACGCTCAAAAAAGCGAACGCCGCGAACATGGCGGGCGTTATGCTCTCGCGTGGAGCGCGACGGAATCTTGCGGAGTACAAGCTGACGCCAGCAACGCCGAGGGCGGGCCGTCGCACGGCCTTAAAGGGCGCGGTGAAGCGGGACGGGCTCAAATCCCTGGGCAACGCCTTTTTAGTGCGGCGCGGGGGGAAGTACAGGCCCTATGTCCGCACGTCGTCAGGGCGCTGGGGAATAGAATCTCTTATTTCTCCGGCTATCCCGCAGATTATCAAGAACGAAGAGAGCGTGAAAGTGATGGAGCAAAAAGCGGCGGAGCGTTTCGAGAAGCGATTGAGCCATGAGACGTTGCACCTGTTGGGGGCCTTGCCATGATCAGCCTGTTCCTTCAGGACGCGATTATCTCTCATCTGCAAGAGGCGTTCAGGGATTATACGCTGAACGCCAAGGGCGGCGGGCAGCAACAGGTAAAAGTGTTCTCGCAGTACCTTCCCCAACCCAGGGGCGCGACGCTGAAACCAAAGGGGGATGAGCCCATCGAGCCGCAGGGTTACGGCCCGGCGGATATTGAGGCGAATTTCCCCTGCGTCGTCGTCAAGCTGATAGACGGGCAGGACAGGGAAGAGGGGCAGATTGACCAGGCGCGAACCAGCGTCAACCTGCTTATCGGAGTTTACGACGAGTCCCCGGACTGCCAGGGATACCGCGACGTGATGAACATCATCGAGACCACGCGGCAGAGCTTCTTATCTTTGTCGTGTCGGATTCTGGGCAAAAAGTACAAGCTGGAGCTGCCCATGAAATGGTCTCTGTTTGAGGAACAGCCCTGGCCGGTTTATTTTGGCGTCGTCGAGATGACCTGGGACGCGGGGCGGCCCATGATGCAACGAAATTTCAAGTTTTAGCGGATAGGAGGCGGAGTTATGTCTAAAAGCGATATGAACGAGGCGGCGGAGATGAGCGGCGCGGCGGAATCGCCTGTCACTGCGGCTTCAGTCACAAGCAAGGAGGCGGATCAGACGGTCTATGTCGGGCCGAATGTCCAGCCCCTTGCGTTGCGGCGTTTTCAGGTGTTTCGTGGAGGTTTGCCGCCCTACGTCGAGAGGGCGATTGAGAAAATCCCGGAGGTTCGCTCCCTGATCTTCCCCGTTGAAAAACTGGACGAGGCGAGGGCGAAAACGGAGCGGGCCGGGACAAACGAGTTCCGGCTTTACGAGGCCGTCAAAAAGGCGGCGGAAGGGGTGAGATAGTCAATGGCATACAGGCACGGAGTTTATAAGTCTGAGGTTCCAACGGGGCTGGTTCCACCCGCGCCAGGCGCGACTGGGCTTCCCGTCATCGTGGGCACGGCTCCCATATTCCTTGGCTCGGATGAAGAATCGTTGAAGAACGTCAACCAGCCACAGCTAATCCACAGCTACGCTGATGCCGTGGCGCTGTTCGGCTATTCCGATGACTGGGAGAAGTACACGCTCTGTGAGTTCATCTACTCTCAGTTCGCGCTTTACGCCATGTCCCCGTGCGTGCTGATCAACGTCTTTGACCCGGTAAAGCATAAGGAGACCGTTGCGCCGGCGCTCTACTCCATTAAAGAGAGCGCCGTCAATCTCGGTCAGGACGTGATTCTCGCGAACGGCGTGACCTTTGACACGGGCGTTTCCTATGTGGCGGGGACGGATTATTCCGTCGGCTACGATTCCGACGGCAACGCGATCTTTACGGCGTTGGAGGGCGGGGCCCTCGACGGCGCGACCAACGTTAAAATCGGCTTCACTCGTGCCATGCCGGACAGGGTGACAGCTCCCGACATTATCGGCGGCGTCAACGCTACGACCGGCGATTATGAGGGGCTTGAGCTGATTGACAGCGTGTTCCCGAAGTTCGGGCTCATCCCCGGACTGCTGGCCGCTCCGAAGTGGTCTGAGAAACCGGGCGTGGCCGCCGTCATGGTCGCGAAGATGGAGAACATCAACGGCCTGTTTACGGGGCAAGCGGTCATCGACATCCCCAGCTCCAGCGATGGGGCGGACAGATACACCGAGGTCTCCGAGTGGAAGAACGAGAACAACTACACGGCGACACGGGCTATCGTCTGCTGGCCGAAAATCAAGCTGGATGATGAGGTGTTCCATCTGTCCACGCAGCTTATCGGCCTGATGAACAAGACCGACGCGGGGAACAGCGACGTTCCCTACGAGTCCCCGTCCAACAAGTCCCTTCAGATGAACGCCTGCGTCAACGAAGACGGCAAGGAAATCTCTCTGGGGCTCGACCAGGCCAATTATCTGAACGGACAGGGAATCGTGACGGCACTCAACTTCATGGGAGGCTGGAAAGCGTGGGGTAGCCATACTGGGTGCTATCCCACAAATACAGACCCGAAGGATTGCAGGATTCCTATTCGCAGAATGTTTGACTGGATCGGCAACGAGTTTATCACCACGTTCTGGCAGAAGGTCGATAAACCCATCACGCCGCGCCTGGTGAAAACCATCGTGAACAGCTACAACGTGCGGCTCAACGGCCTCGCGGCGCGCGAGTTCATCCTTGGCGGGCGGATCGAGTTCCTTCAGAGCGAGAACCCGACGACGGACCTCATGGACGGTATCATCCGGTTCCACATCTACGTCACACCGCCGAGTGAAGCGCGACTGATTGAGGGGATTTTGGAGTTTGACCCGGCGTATTTCGATACGCTCTTTGAGGCTGTGGCGTAAGGAGGCGGAATTATGGCTAACATTGTGCCGGAAAAGGCGATAAACTTTGCCGTCTATCTGGAGGGAAGAGACCTGCTGGGCGTGGCGGAAGGGGCGCTGCCCAATCTGGAGTTCATGACCTCTGAGGTGAAGGGCGCGGGGATAGCGGGGACGCTGGATTCCCTTGTCCTCGGACACCTGAACTCGCTCACCATGACGCTGACGTGGCGCACCACCACCGACGATTTTATCAAGCTGGCGGCGCACAGGGCCCATGAGCTGGATTTGTACGTAGCCCAGCAGAACTACAACGCCGGTCTTGGCGAGTACGACGTGGGGTCTCTTCATGTGTTCCTCAAGGCGATCCCCAAACGCGCGAACCTCGGCAACCTTGTCGTCGGGGACGGTTCGGGCTCGGAGACGGAGCTTGAAATTTTCTATATCAAGGTGGAATTGGACGGCAAGGAACGCATTGAGGTTGACAAGCCCAACTACATCTACAAGGTGGATGGCGTTGATTATCTGGCGGGCGTCCGTTCCGCGTTAGGGAAACAATAGGAGGGTTAAATCATGAAAGTGCAGTTGAAAAAAGCGTTAAAGCACAAGGATCAGGAATTGACCGAGCTGGATATTCCCTTGGAGGAATTGACCGGCGCGGACCTGATCGACATCGAGAAGCAGGTCGCGGAGATGGACAACAAAAAGGCGATGCTCCTGCCGGAGTTCTCGAAGCTGTATCTTGCGACGGTGGCCGCCCGTGCGGCGCGTATCCCGGTCGAGGCGTTGCGGACGCTCAGCGCGAGGGACTTCACGACGGTAACGAACGCGGTGCAGATTTTTTTGACGGGATCGGACTCCGAAACAGACGAGCAGCCCTCTCAGGGCACGGCGGCAAACCCGGAGTCCGGCCCCGCAGCATCCTTAAAAAAATAGCGGTTCGCCTTGCGCGGGCCGATACGGGGACGCCGGTCACGGAATGGCTGCGCGTCCCCGTTGTTGATTTGCCGGAGTGGTGCAACGTCGTGGAGGATGAGGCGAGGCTGCTGGAGCGGGAGCTAAAAAAGCGCCAGTAGCTGTTCTAACAGGAGTTTAGCGAGGTCCCAAAAAAGCAACGCTGAAAAGCAGAAGCATACCAAGGCGATGCACAGCAAGGGGAGGACGAGCAGCAAGCGGGACACCACGTCTGCCATTAGGTTCATGAACGATATAAACGAGCGCACACCGCTCAGAATGGCGGTTATAAACGTCATGGGCTGCCCTCCTTTATGTTTTTTCATCTTCAAGTATAGTGAGGTAAGGTAGCGGCACTAAGGTAACAAAAAGGGTAAAAACTCCAGTAAGACATCAATGTGCTTGAAGATGAACATCAGGATGAGATAAAGGAGATACAGAATCCCAGCGCCTGTGGCTATTGCCACTAAAAGCGTAGCCATGCCGATTATAAACTCAAAAATATGCTTTACAACTTCCCATGCTTGGCGTATCCAAGGCGGAGCGTATGTCCATACGCGCTGCGCGGTGGAGATGGTGGTTTCCGCGAGAAATATTACGGCGTTGCTTACCCTACGAAGGAGCCAGGAAACGCCTTCTAGGCCAAGCTGAACGCCAGCCCCGCAAATTGGGATCAAGGTAACGCATAGGAAAACGACGCAGAAGAATTTTAAAGCATTGCTCATAGATTTAATGCTCCTTTAAGTTTTTTTTATTTTTTAAGTATAGCGAGGTGATGGGAGTATGTCAAAAGAGATGGTCATTTCCTTTGTGCTGAATACGGTTCTAACAGCAGCCACTAATGTTGCATTTGACAAAATGGGCAAGAATATGGCCAATTTGAGCAAGCGCGTCTCTGACTTTGATAAAAATCAAGGTTTGATAACAGCGTTTCAGAAAACACAAGGGACAATGGCGCAAACATCCGAAAAGCTGAACGCAGCCCGCGCGAAGGTTAAGGCGATGGGGTTAGCTATGAAAGCATCCACCGCTCCCACAGCCGCTATGAAAAGCTCCTTCACCGCCGCTCATATCGAGGCTCACCGCTTGGAGACACGGCTTGCCAACCAGCGAAAGGAATTGGGTTCACTTCGCTCACAGTTGAAAGAGGCTGGTGTTGACACAAGGAATTTCAGCGCGGAACAGGCAAGGCTTCAAGCGCAAGCCGAACGGGTTACAACAGCGCAGAAAAACCTCAACAATGCCAAGGCCGCCTATGAAGCAGCAAAGCAAAGAACAAGCTGGGATAACATCAAGAGCGATTTGATGTTTTCAGCGGCGCGTGTCATGGCGTTGAAGGCCCCCGTCACCGTCGCCATGGACTTTGAGCAGGCCATGAGTGGCGTCGAAGCCGTGAGTTTTGGCGGAAAGGCGGGAACGGACGAACAGAAGGCCGCCCTTGAGAAATTGCGGGAACAGGCGCTGGAGCTTGGCAGCACGACGCAGTTTACCGCCATGCAGGCCGCGCAGAGCCAAGAGAATTTAGCGCGCGCCGGTTTTAACTCCGGCGAGATACTAAAGGCCATGCCGGGGCTTTTGGACATGGCCGCCGCCGAGGGAATGGATTTAGCCAGCGCCGCCAGCATCGCCGCCAACACTCTGCGGGGTTTCAACATGGACGCATCGGAGTCCGGGCGCGTGGCGGACGTGCTTGCAAAGACATCGGCCATGACCAACACCAGCATATCCAACCTTGGTGAGTCCATGAAGTATGTCGCGCCTATCGCGTCGGGGTTGGGCGTATCGGTTGAGGAGACGGCGGCCCTGTTGGGCGCGATGGCAAACGCCGGCATTGACGCATCGGCGGGCGGCACGGCGCTCCGGGCGGCTTTCACACGATTATCTAAAGAGCCCAAGGCAACGGCAAAAGCATTGGCCGCTCTTGGCGTGGCAAGCCGCAGCGCTAACGGGGATATGCGCCGATTGCCTATCATCATGGAGGACTTATCGAAAAAGACCGCCAAGATGGGCGACGCCGACAGGATGAAGCACTTGACGAATATATTTGGCACAGAGGCCGCGTCGGGTATGCTCGCCATCATGAAAGCCGTTGAGAAGGGCGACATCAAAAACTTTGAGGAAGCGTTGAGGAACGCCAACGGCACAGCAAATGCCATGGCCAAGGCCCGGACGGACAACCTCGCCGGAGACCTCACAGCGCTTAGTTCCGCGTGGGAAGGGCTGAATGAGACCATAGGCAGCGTTTTTATCCCTAAACTCCGATGGGGGACGCAGCTTTTAACAGGTTTTGTGACCAAGACCAATGAGCTTGCCAAGAAGTTCCCGAAAATAACAAAATTCATCACTATGTGGGTTGGGGGATTTCTGGCAAAGAAAACCATTTTTGCCGGGTTTAGGATTGGAAAAGATTTGCTCTCGCTCCCAATTCTCGCTGGGAGGGTGAGAACCGCCACGTTGGAATTGGCAGCAGCAAAGGGGAATTTATCCCTGGCGGAAAAAGCACTCCATGCCGCAATGAAAGCTGAACGTTGGCTATGGGACACCGGGAAATTTGTCGTCTATAAGGCCAAGACTTTACTTGTCGCGGGCGCGACAAAAGTGCTGGCCGCCGCGCAGTGGGTTCTGCACGGTGCGATGAAAGCCGGTCATGCCGTCTGGGATATTGGCAAGATGATAGCTTACCACGCCAAGACGATAGCCATTACAGCCGCTACGAAGGCGTGGGCCGCCGCGCAGTGGGTTTGGCATGGTGCGATGAAGGCCGGTTATGCCCTGTTGGATGTTGGGAAACTCGCCCTCTACCACGCCAAGACGCTTGTTATCTCGGCGGCTACCAAGGCATGGGCGGCGGCGCAATGGCTCTGGAACGCTGCGATGAACGCCAATCCCATTGGCTTGATTATAACGGGCATTGCTGCCCTTGTTGGCCTTGGCTATCTGCTCTACAAAAACTGGGACAGGCTAAAACAGTTCGGTGTTGAGATGTGGGACAGCATTAAGAAAAAGGTTCAGGATTTCGCGGACTGGTGGGATTCCTGGACGCTGAAGGATGTTTTTGCGCCGCTTACAGAGTGGTTCGACAACGCCATAAACTACATCAAGGGTAAATGGGACGAGTTCTGTAGCTGGCTTTCCAGTTTTAATCCGTTCAGCTCATGGGCCATGCCAGACACGCCCGCGACACGAGAAGCAGTATCAAAAGCGGCGAGCGCTGGACGTAGCTATGACCTTAATAAACTTGCCAGCGAAGTGGGACACAACGCCCTCGGCGGCATCATTACGCATCCCATGATTTCA